GCTTAATGCTATGAGCCTAAAAGATATCATATTATCCCTGTTCCTAATTGCTCTTGTCGGCATCTACATAGACCTGCGCAGATCGGGAGTGTTGAGCTTTAGCCAGACCAATGTCAGCTCGGATACGGTCATCGTAAACCTGCCACCTCAAACCATAAACTTTCCAGCAGGGCAGCCTATCAACATCATCAACCAAGCCATCCCTTCCAAGGTAGACACAGGAGCGATTCTAAGGGCTTTCTTCAGCGAGGTGACATACTTAGACTCGGTCGATACCGATACGCTTAAAATCGTTTTAAAAGAGATAATAAGCCAAAACAAAATAGTATCTCGCGAGCTAACCCATCGCTTAAAGATTCCAATCACAAGAATCACCAATGTTTACCACCGCCCTTCCATGCTCTTAGTCGGTGGGTCGGTTACCAAGACCGACCAAGTAAGCCTACAAGGTAACGTGGGATATCTCACAAAACAAGATGTTTTTATATTTGGCAGCTTCGACCCATCCACCAGGCAATGGGGAGTAGGCGCGATGGTGCCTATACGAAGGTCAAGAGATGCTTTTTCACCTCCTGCCAATAGGTAGAATTGGTGTAATCACTTATTATCTTCTTATCAACCTCATCCAAAGCTTTCATACGGCTCATATTGGATAGCTTGCTGTAGGTCTCAAACCAGTGCAGGAAGAATATCTCTTGGGCTTTTTGCTTTGGGTCGGTCATCCTATTCTCAATATTTGTTTGCGGTTCTTGCCTCTAGCTGCATAGCTCACATGAACCCAAGCAGGATTCAAATCATCGCCATACTCCCAAATCAATTGGTCAAAGTCCACGTTTAGCTTTAGCCAATCAAATATCATTTTGTTGGTGATACCATTATGATACATGTCCGCATCAATATCAATGGCCTGACCTTTACAATGCTGGCTATTCTTGCTGCCTTTAATAGCTTTATTCAGTTCTGGGCTTCGGTAAAACGAACTAATGCCAATGGGTTTGCGCCACCACCTTCTCAATGGGTCGAAACAGTTCAACCCAACCAGCCTCATGGCTTCGATTTCTTTAGGACCTGGAGTGTTTGAAAGTCCCAACCGTGTCGCCGTCTGGCTCTTGGTCGCTTCCTCCAAGGTTATGTATTTGCTGATTTGCATCTACTGAAATGAATTGTAATTGGATATTGGCAGCCATATCATCCAAACGCTTACGCAAATGACGACTATAGCCGATAAGCTTCATTTTCTCATCGAACTTCAGATCAGGGTCGATATCCACCAACCTCAACACATTGCGCCGATGCTCACTAAGCATGTTATGGATTTCAAGGTTGTTCATACGATGTCTTTTAAATTGATATCATAACCCTTCAGCATGGTCTTGATTTGGGCGATGGTATCTTCAACCCCATCAATATAGGTCTGACTGTCCTTATCAGTCACCACATTGCGAAAAACAAAGCCGTTCTGAATGTCATCCAAAATGATAGCCATTTCGTAACTCTTGGAGTAACGCGTAAACTCCTTCTTATGCTCTGGATTGGCGAGATTAAACTCTAACGTAACCTTTATCATGCGCTAAATTTAACCACTTCCATGTCATTTCCAACCCCTCATAAATATTTATTTTGCTAGTCCATCCTAGCTGATTAATACGGCGCACATCCAAAAGCTTATGCAGAACCCCTTCGGACATACTCCTATCAAAGCTAACCGTTCCTTTGAACTTGGTCACTTCGCAAATGGCATCCACTAATTCTTCAATAGTCATATCCCTTCCGGTACCTACATTGATAGGCTGGTCATCGGAATACTCCTGCATCAGGAATAGCATCGCCTCGGCAAGGTCATCAACGTGCATGAACTCCCTGCGAGCCTTACCGCTACCCCAGACATCGATATGCTCCAAAGTCTGAGCTTTACGCATCAGGCTTGGGATGACATGGCCCGACTCGATATTGAAGTTGTCATTCGGTCCGTAAAGGTTACAAGGCATAACGCTGATGAAATCACAGCCGTACTGCCTACGATAGCTTTCAACCATCTTAATCCCTGCAATCTTAGCCACGGCATAAGGCTCATTGGTCTGCTCCAAATAGCCACCGAGCAGGTATTCCTCACGGATAGGCTGAGGACAATGCTTCGGATAGATGCAACTTGACCCCAAAAACAAAAGCTTCTTGACATCAAACCGATAGGCCATATCGATAAGGTTGGTCTGAATCATCAGGTTCTCATAGATGAAATCAGCCCGATGCTGGTTGTTCGCCTTGATGCCTCCAACCTTGGCAGCACATATAAACACATACTCAGGTTTAGCGTACTTGAACCAATCGTAAACCGCCTTCTGGTCGGTCAGGTCGATTCGATTGGTAGGAGTCATAATCTTGTTATAATCCTTGCTTGTCAGATGGTCCAACAAAGCCGAGCCAACCATACCGGTATGGCCAGCGATATAAATCCTTGCATTCTTACGCATCCATCATATCGTTAATAAGTGAATCAATCGTATGATCTGGGAACCAATTGAGGATATCAAAAGCCTCGGAAGCATCGCCCTGAAGATACTCGACCTCATTAGGTCTGAAGTACCGCTCATCCACCCGAACCAATATCCTGCCTGAATTATCCATTCCGACCTCGTATAATCCCTTACCTTGCCAATTCAATTGGATTCCAAGCTTCGCGAAGACCTTGGTAGTAAACTCACGAACGGAATAGGTGATACCTGTGGCCAAAATCCAATCTTCAGGAGTCGGATACTGCATCATCATCCACATGCCACGCACATAATCCTTCGCATGACCCCAATCCCTAACCGCATCCAAATTGCCAAGCTTCAATACAGTCTGCTTGCCATGGTAAATCTTCTTGGCAGCATCCACAATCTTGCGCGTAACAAAAGTCTCACCGCGGAGAGGGCTTTCATGGTTGAACAGGATACCGTTCACACAAAACATCGCATAAGCCGTTCGATAGGTCTGCATCAGATGGTGAGCCATGACCTTGGCGCAGGCATAGGGTGAGCAAGGCTGAAAAGCAGTCTTGATGCTCTGCGGTGCTGGTGCATTGCCGTACATCTCGCTGGTGCCTGCCTGGTAAATCTTGCAATCCAAGCCAAGCAGACGGACCGCCTCAAGAATGCCGAGAATCGCGGTGCCATCTACATTGACCGTATAAATAGGGGTCTCAAAGCTGACCGCCACATGGCTCTGGGCTGCCAGGTTATAAATCTCATCGGGTCGGATGCGGTTAATCAAAGCCATCATATTGGCAGCATCGGTCACATCTCCATAGTGCAAGGTGAAATCAGGATGGTCGTAGAACCTATCGACTCGTTGAGTGTTTAGGCTGCTTGACCTGCGCTTGATGCCGTGAACCTTGTAGTTCTTGGATAGCAGCAGCTCGGACAGATAAGCTCCATCCTGACCAGTGATGCCTGTGATTAAGGCTACTTTCCCACCTTGAACCATGATTCCTTCCAATTCATGTGAACCCCGACTGCAGTCAAGAACCCAGCAAAGGTGCCTACGCGCCACCAATTACGGCTGCGCTTCATCTTATCCAGGTTCTTTTGACCTTGGATGGTCAAATCAAGGTTATTCGATATCAAGCTATCGTTATAAGACCGCAAGTCTTTCAACTGCTCGGACATTACCTGCTTGGCACTTTGAACCTTGGCAAGGTCCACATAAATGATAGCCAGCTCGGCTTTGGCTTTTTTCAGCTCAATTCGTTCCAAATCGCACTTTTCCAAGTCAGCCACCATCAACTCGAATAGATATTGTGGCGTGTAGATCAGACTATCACTCGAATTCGTAACGCTTTGCGAGTAGCTCAATGAACCGCTCAGAAGCAGTCCCATTAACAGAAGGTTTCCTTTTGACATATTTGATGATTGTTTCAGGGGTTTGATTTTTTATTTCATTATTGGTAATAAGAAGCTGGGCATTCTCATCCAGCAGCGTATCGATTTGGGCATTAAGGCTATTAAACCTTTCTTGCAATTCAACGCATTCGCCTCGCTTGGCCGAGAGTTCTTCAATAATTGATTCGGTTCTATCTTCCGCGACCTTCAGCCGTGTTCCCAGGAAGATGATACCTAGCAGCAGTACGCTGCAAGCTACTTTGTAAATCATGGGTTTGGTTTTATAGGGTTAAAATATTGCATTTGCTTTGCGCCATTCTTTGATAATATTTCTCAGTTTCCTTACCGCTTCTGGGTCAAAGTTGTCATATTCGACATTATGGTTGAATGTCTCTTCATCAATACCGGTGGCAAGTAGCATCAGTTTTTTATTCATTCCCAGTTCCAAGGAGTCCAGGATCAGGTCGGGTAGTTTAGTGTCAGTCATTGATAAGCTTAATGAGTATCTTTTTCTCTATTTGAAGGGCGAAAGATAATCTATCTAGCTCATCCATCGACAATAATGATGGAGCTTTTAAGGCCATGTAAAACTTATTGCGCGGAATATTAGTCCGCTTTATTATGTACTCATTCTTGAGGCCTGTACTTTTTATTAATTCTCTCAGTTTTGACATGGGCGCAAATGTATATAATTGTACTATTTAAAAACAAGAAGTAAAAATAAATAGGCTGACAATCAATAAAATAAATAAATCTAGGGTATTTTTGTTGTATCAGTACAATTTTGTACTAATTTAGCGGCATCAAACTAAACCAAAACACCATGAAACCACTATTCGCATTCCTATCGACATTCCTAGCAATGGCCGCAGTAGACCAAGATCATTTCCTCACAGCACTTATCTTTATAGGTATAAGTGTTTATCTGTTCACTAAATCCCTACCCAAATGAGCATCGAGGAATTCAACTCCAGAATCATTCAAAAACTACCAATCAAAACCGAACAAAATGACACCATCGCAACCAACGTCAACTGGTCACTCATCGAGCGACTCCGAGCTTACTGGCTCATCCACGGCCCAAACACCAACGAGCAATGCCGAGAGCATCTCAAACGAATCAAAATCCAATCCAGCATCTACCCATGATGCAGGAAGCATCCAACCGCTATTGGACAGGTTACGCGAAATCAGGCATAGCTATAACATTGATATGCCACTTGAAGCTTCACTTAAGCTTATCGACCTTGTAGCAGACTCATACAAGAAAGGCGGTAAGGACCAGTACGAAATCTTCAAGCGATGGATGTAAAACTCAACACCTGCTACTTAAACCGATTCAGCGGCGAGATTGTCTTGACCAGCTCATTAGTCGGCGAGTGGGTTTACTACACCAAAAAGGGCCGCACATTCTCAAAACCAATAACAGTATTCAACCAAACCTATAAATTATGTCAGACAACCAAAAACTAACGCACTGGAAGCAGCTAAAGAATCCCGATTATATCGGTGCATATGCGCTCCAACCAGGTGAGGAAATGATCCTTACCATCAAATCATCAGGAGTCGAACAGGTAGCCAATACAGACGGTAAGAAACAAGACTGCCTTGTTATCCACTTCATGGAAGCGGTCAAGCCGATGATACTCAACAGCACCAACGCCAAGGTTATCTCCAAGGTTCACCAAACCCCCTACATGGAGCAATGGGTGGGCAAGCAAATTCAAATCTATGCGCGCCGAATCCGTGCCTTCGGAGAGGATGTCGATGCACTTCGCATCCGTGACTTCGCACCCAAAGCCAAGACCATCGACCCGACCAACGCCATCGAAGCCATTAACGCCTGCACTACCTTGGACCAGCTCAAGAAGCTTTACACATCCCTAAGCAAGGATGAGCAAGGTCACCCCGATGTCATCAAGGCAAAGGATAACAAGAAGGGAGGTCTAGCATGATTCATCACCTGCAAATCGAAATCGATAACGGCAGCCGCCTGCTAGATGCACTGGTTGACATCAGCTCCAAATGGTATGGAGAATCCGAGTTCGCATCTGGTCATTCGGACTATGGTTGGACTTGCCTATCCCTGACCGAAGTTACCGAAGATGGCACCATCATCAAACACAATATCTCAGATTACGAATCACACATCGAAGAAATCGTTTCACAGCTATGATAATCCACAACTGCACACAAGGTAGCCACGAATGGCACCAACTGAGACTCGGCAAAATAACCGGGTCTCGACTCAAGAAAATGATGGCCAAGGATAACTTAGCCCTAATCGATGAACTCATAGCCGAGGAACAGGTCGGTATTGCCGATGATGATGAATTCATGTCTGATGAAATGCAACGCGGTATCGACATGGAACCGCTAGCTATCCAGGAGTATTCCAACATTACCGGTCATGAGGTAGAACATCCCTGCCTTATTCAGTCAGAAGATTGGCGCATCCTATGCCAGTCACCCGATGGCTGCATCAAGGGTGCTTCTGAGGGTGGCTTTGAGGGAGCCGTAGAAATCAAATGCCCCAAGACCAAAACCCATATCAAATACATTCGCATGGGCAAGATTCCAAACGAATATAAGGAA